CGAGGGCTATCGAAAGAACGTGGTGGCCTACCGTGCCATCGCAGGTATCGCGCGGGGCTGCGGCTCGCTGCCGTGGATCGGATATCAGGGCGATTCAGAACTTTCATCGGGCCATCCGCTCTCCAAGCTCTTACGCCGCGCGAACCCGAGGCAGGGTTTTGGCGCGCTCGTCGAGGCGCTCGTCTCGTTCCGCGCGATCTCTGGCGCGGCCTACATGGAGGCCGCGGGGCCGAAGACGGGGCCGCCCACGGAGTTGTGGGCCCTCCGCTCGGACCGCATGAAGGTGCTGCCTGGCCCCTTCGGACTTCCGAGCGGATACGAGCTCGAAGTACGCGGTCAAAAGAAAACGTTCCCCGTGGATCCCGTAACAGGCGAAGGGGCCGTGCGTCAGTGGGCGCTGTTCCATCCGCTCGACGACTGGCACGGTATGAGTCCGCTCGAGGCCGCTGCACTCGGCATCGATCAGCACAACGCGTCGTCCAAGTGGAACCTGCGGCTCTTGCAGAACAGTGGTCGCCCGAGCGGGATGATGCTGCCGAAGGCTACGAAGAGCGGGGACTACCCGACGTACACCGCCGAGCAGCGCGACGAGCTGAAGCGCCAGCTTCGCGACGCGCTTCAGGGTGCAGAGAACGCCGGTGAGATCCCGATCGGGAGCGGCGGTTGGGAGTTCGTCGAGCTCTCGATCGCACCGAAGGATATGGACTGGATCCAGTCGCGGAACACCTCGGCGCGAGACGTGGCCAACGCGCTCGGCTATCCGCCGATGCTCCTCGGAATTCCCGGCGACAACACGTACAGCAACTACCAGGAGGCTCGGCGCTCACTTTGGGAGGACACGATCCTCCCAGAGGCGTGCAGTTTGCGTGAGGAGCTGAATGCATGGCTTGCGCCGCGCTTCGGCGAGACCGTGCGCATCGACTTCGACTCCGACCAGGTGCCGGCGCTCGCCGGCGCGCGACGCGAGAAGTGGGAGCAGGTCGACAAGTCCTCGTTCCTCACGATCAACGAGAAGCGCGAGGCGCTCGGCTACGAGCCCGTCGAGGGTGGCGACACGCTCTATGTGGCAGCGGGCATGCTTCCCGTCGATGCGATGGCAATGCCTCAAGACGACGACGAAGAAGAGGACGCAAAGCGGCACGGGAGGGCGAATGGCGTCGCCCACTAGCCGCGTGGCCTACGCAGTCCGCGTGAATCGCCTTCACGTCTCGTTCGAGCGTGCGCTGTTTGCACGCGCACAAAGACTCATGCGGATTCAGGCTGCTGCGGCCGCCGTCGGCTTCGAGGAACAGGGCGCAGTCGGCGCCGAGCTCGCCCTGAAGGACGCCGAGGGTGAGTGGCAACGACTCTTGCATGGGCACTACTCGGTAGTGGGCGAGCGCATGGCGCGGGAGGCGACGCAGTTCGTGGCTCGTGAGCCGAAGGCCGACTTTGGGACGCTGCTCGAGTTCTGGGTTCGGACCATGGCTCTACGCCGCGCGAAGCAGATCGCAAAGGGAACGCTCGCTCGCCTGCGTCAGATCATTCTTCGCGGAGAGGACCTGGGTGATCCCGTCGGGACGATCGCCGGCAAGATCCGAGACGTCCTCGGTGGACCCGTGGCCCGCGTTCGGGCCGCGACCATCGCTCGGACTGAGACCGGGATCGCTGCCTCGTGGGCCATGCAACGAAGCGTCGAGCAGCTCTCGATTGCTCCGCGCGTCGTGCGCGAGTGGGTGACGTTCATCGATGCGCGGACCCGTCCGTCTCACGTCGAGGCTGACGGCCAGCGGCGAGCAATGAACGAGGACTTCGTCCTGCGCGAGTACGAGGGCGACGAGCCGACCGGACGAACGGTTGCGTTGTCTCGTCCGAAGGATCCTGATGGGCCTGCGGATCAGGTGATCCAGTGCCGGTGTGTGGTCCGCTACCTGCCGCCCAGTTTCGAGGAGGTGCTCCGTGGGTAGTGCGATGCCGGCGGTCGAGTGGAAGACCTTCGACTTCCGTTGCGACGAGATGAAGGCCGATGAAAAGACGATCTCCGGCTACGGCTCGGTGTTCGGGAACGTGGACCTTCAGAACGACGTCGTGGAGCCCGGTGCGTTCTCGGAGTCGATCGCCGCGCTGAAGGCATCGGGCCGGCCGCTCAAGATGCTTTGGCAGCACTTCGATCCGATCGGTCCGTGGACTGAGTTTGCGGAGGATGCGCGCGGCCTCTTCGTCTCCGGCACGCCTCTCATCGACGAGGTGCAGCAGGCGCGCGAGGCCTATGCGCTCGCGAAAGCGCAAGTCGTGGACGGGCTCTCGATCGGATACCGGGTTGTGGAATACACCCGCAACCAGGAGACCGGCGTCCGGAACCTGAAGAAGTTGAATCTCGTCGAGGTGTCGCTCGTGACGGAGCCCGCCAATCCGATGGCGCGGGTATCGGCGGTCAAGAGCGGAATCTCGGTGCGCGACATGGAAGCAGTCCTGCGGGATGCAGGGCTGTCCATCAAGGACGCGAAGCGCGTGGCGCAGCGTGTCCTCGCCGACCTGAGTCCGCGGGATGCGGACGGGGCGGACCTCGTCGAGAGCATCAGGGCTCTCGCACGATCCATCCGTTCGTAGAAGGGAGTCCGTCATGGACATGGTCGAGGTGAAGAGCGCGATCACGGACCTCGGAAAAGCCGTGGACGAGCTGAGGAAGAATCAGGAGCGCGAACTCTCGGAGCTGAAGGCGAAGGGCTTCGTGACCGGCGAGTCGCTCGAGAAGCACGAGAAGATCAACGCTGCGATCGATGCAGCAGAAGCGGCGAAGGCTGCCGCCGAAGGGATGAAGGGCCGCATCGACGGGATCGAGACGGCGATGAGCCGCGGCAGCGCGGACCCCGGGAAGGGCGGAACGTCGGCCGAGGTGAAGGCCTACAGAGAAGGCCTCTCACGCTGGATGCGGAAGGGGGAGGAGACGGGACTCCGCGAGCTCGAGGCCAAGGCCATGTCGGCCGGCGTCCTTCCGGACGGCGGCTACCTCGTCGGAGTGGAGCGCTCGGCGGAGATCGAGAAGTTCGAGATCGAGCGAGTCGGGATGCGGCAGGTAGCGCGCATCGTGCAGACCACGGCGAACCAGTTCGAGTTCCCGCGCGTGAAGGGCGGGCCGACGCGTGCGCAGAAGGTCTCGGAGACGGGAGCCCGATCGGAGACGACTTCGCCGCAGATCGCACTCGCGACGATCAAGCCCGGAGAGTACTCCTCCGAGCCGCGGGTGACGCAGACGATGCTCGACGATGCGACCTACGACGTCGAGAAGTTCGTCATGGACTGGTCCACGGACGAGTTCGTCCTCGCGGAGAACGAGGACTTCGCGGCCGGCAACGGCGTGGGCTGCCCGCGCGGCATCCTCTCCTACCCCTCCGGTACGAGCGGAGATCAGCAGATCGAGCAGGTGGCCTCAGGGAACGCAACGGACCTCACGGCTGCGGGTCTCATCAACCTTCAGAGCGCGCTCTACGAGGTGTTCCAGCCGGGTGCGTACTGGGCGATGTCCCGTGCTTCGCTCGGTCGGATCCGCCGGTTCACCGAGGCGGTGAACGGGCAGTTCCTCTGGCAGCCGGGGCTCGAAGCCGGCATTCCGAGCACGCTGCTCGGAAAGCCGTACACGATCATGGCGAACATGCCGGCGATCGGCGCCGGTTCGCTCTCGGTGGCCTACGGCGATTTCAGCCGCGGCTACCTGATCGTGGACCGGATCGGGATCCGGACGATGCGCGATCCGTACACGAATCCGCCCTTCGTGAAGTTCCGCACGACGAAGCGGGTGGGCGGCGACGTGATCCAGTTCCAGGCGATCAAGCTTCAGGTGACGTCGGCTTAGCCGGCGGCCTAGAAAGGAAAAGAGCGATGAACTCGGACCTCTACAATGCGATCACCGTGATGCGTGCGATCAGCCCGGTCTCGGTGTCCGACAACACGGCGCAGGTTTCGCAGATCCTCGACCGTCGCGGATTCGGGGGCGCGATGCTCTCGATCTCGCTGGGATCGATCGCCGACGCGGACGCGACGTTCACGGTGCTGCTCGAGCACGGTGACGCCTCGAACATGTCGGATGCGGCTGCCGTGCCCGACGAGGATCTGATCGGCACGGAGGCGCTCGCGGGCTTCCAGTTCGACGACGACAACGAGACGCGGAAGCTCGGGTACAGAGGCGTGAAGCGCTACCTGCGCGCGACGATCACGCCGGCGAACAACACCTCCGCGGTGCTCATGAGCGCGCA